GCCTCCACCTTCGCCGCCACCAAGAGCTTCCTCTGTCACGGCTTCAAGGGCTGCAGCGATCTTCCTATCGTAGAAAGACTCGCGCTGGTTTCTTAGGAATTCGTCATCAGACATATTAAATATGTTTCTAGCAATCCACTGCTTGCTAAATATACCCTCTGTTACCGATGCTGCAATGTCAAATCTTGTTTTAAGGTGTTCTAGTTCTTGTAATTCTGCAATCTTAGACGGATTGTTTAAGGATAGCTTAAATGAGATTAAGTCTTGACTGCGATATCCCATCGTATATAAGTGAACTACACCGATCTTTTCTAGTTCGGATATCATAATCCTCTGAAGCCTCTCGATGGTCCGGGCAAACCTAATATCTTTCTGTGATAATGTTGCCTTATCTTCAGCGCCCTCGCCCATAGTCAGGTAAGACTGGGGAATCTTAAGGGCTGCGAACAGCTTATCCCTCATGTACTTCACATCATCAATATCATTTAGAGCTGCAGAACCTGGGAGGGTGATTATGTCGGATCCTTGGCCACCTCGCATGGGAATGAAGTAGTCTTCTTCCAACGATAGAGGGTTGTATCTAAGATCGACGCGGCCGGTCGAATCATCAATAATTTGATTTCTTTTCATGGAAGTTTTGACCTTTTCCATGTACTGTTCAACATCCTGTGGTGCGATATTTCCAACATCGATCTTAAATACTCGGCGGGCGGGGGCGCGAACAATGCGATAAGCTAGCATAGCATCTTCAATTAAATTTAACTGGCGCCAGATTCTTCTGGCTGGCTCTAGGACCGATGTCCCGTATGGGGCATGCTTGTCGTTACCTAAGACTCTAAAGTGACCAACCTGCCAATTCTCTAACGTCATGCCAGCAGAGTTCCACTGGAATTGGACATAGTTCGCGTTTGTTTTGTCTTGACCCTCTAGGCGCTCCATCTCGTTTCCGGGCAGGCCGATAACAGACTGAACGCCCATTTTGTCATCAATGTCCAAATACAAGAAAAAGTCTCCATATTTACACATGGTTCGGGCCCAACCAAAAAGATTGAACTCGACATTCAGGATGTCAAAAAACAGAGAGTCTAGTACGGATTTTATTTCTTCGTTTGGACAATTAATATCTAGAATTTTATTAAATGTATTTGAAGTCGTCATCTCATCTGCGTAAATATCTAAGGCGGATGCGATCTCGGGCGTGTATTCCATTTGATCGAAATCGATATATCGGTCAGCGCGGTTCTGGTTGCGCATCATGTCGCTGGCCATATTTAAATTATGACCGTAATTGTCGTGGGATCTCTTGAACTGTTGGCCACTACTTGTCTTAAGACGGGACCGGTATTTATCTAAATCTGTTCTTCTTTCTTCTCTTGTAAATTGCGCGCGGTAGTTTACGAGAGGGCCAGAAAATAGTCTGGTCAGCCTCTTGAAAAGAGCGGAGTTGGAATTTCTTGGATTTTTATCTCTTGGTGCCATTGTTTTTAACCTTTAAGTAGCCAGATAAATTCTTTATTTATCTTTGCAGCCTCTGCTTTTTGTTGTTCCTTCTTCACTGGCTTGTGTGCCATCATACCGGGAATTGAAGTGTTTATCGTGCTATTGCTTTTAGAAATAGTGTTTAGAATAGCTTTATTGTATTGTATATCTCTTTGATTCTCGATCAACACTGTATCCCTCACCCAGCAACCAATAGCCAAAGACATAACTAAGTCATCATTATAGCCTCTCATAGCCTGTGGTCGGCCATTTTGCCAAATAAAGGTCTTCAATTCACCTAATAAACGATTGGAATTTATCTTAATTAGTTTGTTTCTAATAAACTCTTCCATCTTTGCTATTACTAAAGGGCGTGTCTTTGCAGACGTTGTGAACCCTGGAACAACCCCTGATTGAAATTCTGCGGAATAGCTGTCGACATACTCATGATTGCCCTTCCTTGAATAATATATATTAGAATAACCCTTTTCAATCAACTTGTTAAGCACTGCAAAGCCAATATTATTGTTTTCACCAATAATCATACAGGAACCATATTCATTCCCAACAGAGCATAGTATATCAGCGTACGCGTCCGGGGTGGGCTTGCCTTGATATTCGGCAACCACTTCCATAGTGTCGATCCTTAATACGTGGAAAGCTGAAAAGTCTTTACCGTCGCCGCGGGCGATGTCGGCTGTCAGTAAGTAACTCCCCTCACTTTGATATTCTTGCCATATCCAGTAGTTTCTATCATAGCCGGTTCTATGCTTCGGCTCACTTGCGGCCATGACTAAGCGCTCCATATCTTCGGAGTGAATAACCGTTTCACCGGACATGTTGAAGTTACATTCAAGCTCTTGAGCGATCTGCCGGCGGGACATGTTTTTGGTTTCTTTTTCAAACCACTCTCGGTCGCGGTCCGGATGTGCGTCCCATGATAAAGTTGTCAAATGAAAATCATTCGAATCATTCGCAGAATCAATACAAGTCTTATGGAACCAGTTGCCGACACCGTTTGGGGTAGACAGTGCAATACAGGTACCACCAGTTGATAGGGTCGGATACAAGCCGGTCCACAGTTCATCTAAACCTTCAACGTGCGCGGCCTCATCGATTACTAACAAAGAAAGAGCTTCGGAGCGGCCGGCATCCGAAGAAGTTGATGACGCTTTAATCTGAGAGCCGTTACTTAATTCAAAGGAGGTACGGTTGTCGACTGAGATTTTTGATATCTGCATCCACTCTGGGAGCGTCCTCATGATGGCTTTTACTTTTTTTACCAAGTTGGCTGCGGTGTTGAACTTTGTTGCCATGACAAGAATATTCTTGTCTCTATGGAAAAGCATTAACCAGACAACGTATCCGGCAGTGATAGTCGATATACCAAGCTGCCTAGCTTTGAGCACCACATTGAAGCGGTGGTCTTGGAAGTCTCTTAGGAGTTCGTCCTGATAGTCATAAGTACTAAAGGGGACTAGCCCCTCTAAGGGGTGAGAGATTCTGCAATAACTATTTATAAAATAAACCGAATCTTTTCCGGATTTTACTATCTCTTTTACAATCTGTTTCTTGGAAAGATTATAAGACATTGCAGCTAGCGGCTAGCCCTCGATGACGTTCTGTGAATTCCTAATGCCTCTACGTCCTTCGGAGAGGAACTTCTTTATTGTGTCGTCTAATCTGTCGGCACTGCTTTCTTCGGAATCGCCAAGTACGTCTCCCAGGCCGCCGATCTTATAGTCGCAATAAGCTTGAACGTCACTTCTAACGTTGGATATTTTCTGTACAATAATATCAATCTCACCCTGCTTTGTTAGAGTGAGGTTTTCTTTTCTTATTGTTTTGTATTCTTTTTTGAGGAACTGTGCGATACTCTGTATCATTGCAGATACATCGTTCTCAAAGTCGTTGCCGTGAACTTCCTTAAGTTGCAATTCTGATTGGTATGTGATTCTTAAGAATGGGCCGCGGAATTGAACTCCGAAGCCGTCCATAACACGGCGATCTTTTAAGAAGTCTCCGTCTTCTCTCTTTAAACCAACTTTTCTGGCGCGGCCATCGGCCGTGATAGATTCGTCGTGGGCGCCATCATATGCATTTGCGGCGGCTTGGGCGATGCCCTGTATAATCTCTAGTGTTGATGCCATGTTATTTTTCCTCTTTATTGGGCCTCCAGCCCGTTAACCAGCGCTCTTCCCTGTCCTCAACCCATTGTACGTAACAGTCGAAACAGCATTCAAACTTAACCATATAGGCGTCGTCTAATTTGTTAAATGAGTAAACACTACAAACAGGACAAGACCTATTATGATCTTTAATAAGTAGTTTTTTATTTATAAAAAAGCCGTCAGTTTCGGCTTTCTCATTTTTATCTGCAAATTCGCTGCTTTTCTTTGCCTCTTCTTTTAACTGAGCTAGGTATTCTTTTTCCTTTTTTTCGCTCCACGTAGCCTTAGGACTCTGCACTGTAGCAACGCCATATTTTTGAGCTATAGCTTGCTCTACCTTCGCAACGTAATCTTGATCTTTTTTCACTGGGATATTATTTCTGTCGATAGGGCGAATATCCCTAAGGATGTTAAAGTCCCTATTCCAAACCCCAGCGCAATTAAGAGTTGGCCATTTACTGGCTTTGGCTTGAGGGCTAATTCTCTTAGGTTCTCGATCTCGGCCATCTTAAGAATCATCATCTGTTCGTATCGATCATTCGCAGCCTCTAAAGATATGCTTTTGTTTTCTAACATCAGTTCGAATCTGGCTTGTTGTAATGATAGCTCATATTCAACTCGGAGATCGCACTCTGTATCTTCAAACTTTTTGTCGACTATAATTTTTGCAGCTGCAGCTGGAGAGAGCAGTACGCCCGCAAACGGTGCTGGGTCGCCGGCGTCCAAATTAACAACATCTGCAGCAGAAGCAGATGTGGAAAATAGAAACGTCAATATTAAAATATTTGCTATTATTTTTTTAACCC